AAATGTTTACTGACAAAGTTGTACCTATATCGATTAATTATCCTTTCTTTTTTAGTCCTATTCAAGACGGTATGGATCGGCCAAAATCCGAGCTTGCATATAGAGTTCCAGCTTCTAAGTTCACTAGAAAGAAGATTACAGCAAACGAAAAGCTAGAAGATTTAGAAGGATTAGATACAACTATAGACTGGAAGAATACAGGTGACAACAGCTATGACGGTGAAAAACTAAAGCTACTAGTACACGATGAAAGTGGTAAGTGGGAAAGACCCGATAATATATTAAATAACTGGCGAGTTACAAAAACATGCTTAAGGTTAGGTAGTAGAATTATTGGCAAGTGTATGATGGGCTCAACGTCCAACGCTTTAGACAAAGGAGGTAATAACTTTAAAAAATTATATGGTCAATCAGATGTTACTAAGCGAAACAGAAATGGACAGACAGCGTCTGGTTTATATTCTCTTTTTATCCCAATGGAGTGGAACTACGAAGGATTTATTGATGAGTATGGATGCCCAGTCTTCGATACTCCGGATAATGAAGTCTTCGATCCCCATGGGGAGTTAATAGATGTAGGTGTTGTAGAGAACTGGCAAAACGAAGCTGATGGTTTAAAAAATGATCAAGACGCATTAAACGAGTTTTACAGACAATTTCCAAGAACTACAGAGCATGCGTTTAGAGATGAGGCTTCTAACAGTATATTTAACTTAGTAAAAATATACGAGCAAATAGATTATAACGAAGGTGTTGGTGCTAGTAAAAACATATCAAAAGGTAATTTTCAATGGGTCAATGGCGTGAAAGATTCTAGCGTTATATTTTACCCAGATCCAAAAGGTAGATTTAAAATATCTTGGATGCCGCCACCTCACATGCAAAATAGAATTGCAATTAAAAACGGTGTGAAATACCCAGCAAATGAACATATGGGGGCTTTTGGTTGTGATAGCTACGATATATCAGGTACTGTCGATGGTAAGGGTTCGAAAGGAGCTTTACATGGATTAACTAAGTTTAGTATGGAAGACTGTCCACCAAACCATTTTTTCTTAGAATATGTGGCTAGACCTCAAACAGCTGATATATTTTTTGAAGACGTTTTGATGGCATTAGTATTTTACGGCATGCCTTTACTTGCAGAGAACAATAAGCCTCGTCTGTTGTATTATTTACGAAGACGTGGTTACAGAGGTTTTAGTATGAACAGACCAGATAAATTATGGAACAAACTATCTACGGCAGAAAAAGAAGTAGGTGGAATACCAAACTCAAGCGAAGATATAAAACAAGCTCACGCCGCGGCTATTGAAATGTATATACAAGGTCACGTTGGTCAAATGCAAACTGGCGACTATGGTAGTATGTACTTTAACGAAACATTAAATGATTGGGCTAAATTTGATATAAACAAAAGAACAGCATATGATGCTGCTATAAGCTCAGGGCTAGCTGTTATGGCTTGCAATAGAAACCTATACAGACCAAATCCAAAAATTGAAAAACCTAAACTTAACATAAGTATTTCTAAGTATGCAAATACTGGAAGTGCATCTAAAATAATAAAATAATAATATGGCAGAGTCTGCGGTAAAAAGTTATTTCCCAAGTCAAGTTGTAAGTGATAACGAAAAATCTTCTAATGAATATGGTTTAAAAATAGCAAAAGCTATTGAAACTGAATGGTTCTATAGTGATAGAAATAGTGTTAGATATACAACAAATAAAAACAATTTTCACAACTTAAGGTTGTACGCTAGAGGCGAACAATCAATACAAAAATATAAGGACGAGTTATCTATAAATGGTGATTTGTCCTATCTTAATTTAGACTGGAAGCCAGTGCCTATTATACCCAAGTTTGTAGACATAGTAGTAAATGGTATTGCTGAAAGAACTTATGATATTAAAGCTTATTCTCAAGATAGAGCAGGTATGGACAAGAGAACTAAGTATATGGAAGATATATTAGCTGATATGGCCGCTCAAGAGTTAAACGGTATAATGCAGCAAAATTATGGTATAGACGTTTCTAAAACAAATATTGCAACTCAAGACTTACCTCAAACGCAAGAAGAGTTAGATCTTCACATGCAGTTGTCTTACAAGCAAGCAATTGAAATAGCTGAAGAGCAGGCTATTAATGTTTTAATGGATGGTAGTGATTACGAATTAATAAAGAAAAGATTTTATTACGATCTTACTGTATTAGGTATAGGTGCTGTTAAAACTGATTTTAATACAGCTGAAGGAGCAACAGTAAAATACGTTGACCCTACAGATCTTGTTTATTCATATACTGAGTCACCATATTTTGACGATATATATTATGTTGGTGAAGTTAAAGATATTCCTTTAAACGAATTAATAAAGCAATTCCCTGAATTAAGTAAAGAAGAGTTAAAAGATATAAATAAAAATAAACTATTCACACAAACAAACTTTAAATCAGGTAATAACAATTATAGAGACGAAGATAGTAATAAAGTTCAGGTTTTGTATTTTAATTACAAAACTTTTATGAGTGAAACATATAAAGTAAAACAAACAGGTAGTGGTGCTACAAAAGCAATACCAAAAGATGATAGCTTTAATCCACCTAGAAATTTAGAAGGATCTTTTAATAAGCTGCAAAGAAAAGTAGAGGTTTTATACGAAGGAGCTTTAATATTAGGTACTGATAAATTACTTAAGTGGGAAATGGCTAGAAACATGATGAGACCTAAAAGTGATTTTACTAAAGTAAAAATGAACTATGCTATTGTTGCTCCACGAATGTACAAAGGTAAAATAGAGTCTTTAGTAAAAAGAGTAACTGGTTTTGCTGATATGATACAATTAACACATTTAAAGCTACAACAAGTTATGTCTCGTATGGTACCTGATGGTGTTTATTTAGATGCTGATGGTTTAGCTGAAATAGATTTAGGTAATGGCACAAACTACAGTCCTCAAGAAGCTTTGAACATGTTCTTTCAAACAGGATCTGTTATTGGTAGGTCATTTACAAGCGAGGGTGATATGAACCCAGGTAAAGTGCCTATACAAGAAATAACAAGTGGTAGTGGTGGCAATAAAATACAAGCGTTAATTGCAAATTACAATTATTATTTACAAATGATAAGAGATACTACCGGGCTTAATGAAGCTAGAGATGGTAGTATGCCAGATAAAAACGCTTTAGTTGGGGTACAAAAACTAGCAGCTGCTAATTCTAATACAGCTACAAGGCATATATTGCAATCAGGTCTTTATTTAACAGCTGAAATGGCAGAGTGTTTATCATTAAGAGTTTCTGACATTATAGAATATTCACCAACAAAAGATGCTTTTATACAAGCTATAGGAGCTTATAACGTTGGTATATTAGAAGAGTTGAAAGAATTACATCTTTATGATTTTGGTGTATTTATAGAATTACAACCAGATGAAGAAGAAAAAGCTATGCTTGAAAATAATATTCAAATGGCTCTTCAACAACAAAACATAGAGCTTGAAGATGCTATTGATCTTAGAGAAATTAAAAACATTAAACTTGCTAATCAGTTATTAAAAATACGTAGAAAGAAAAAGCAAGACAAAGATCAGCAATTACAAGAAAGAAACATGCAGCTTCAGTCGCAAACAAATCAACAAGCGGCTCAAGCGGCTGCTCAAGCTGAAATGCAAAAAACTCAAATGTCAGCTCAAATAGAGGGTCAGCTAGAAATGCAAAAATCTGATTTAAGAATGAAAGAGCAAGCAGCTGAAGTAGAGTTTAAAAAACAATTGATGGAGCAAGAGTTCCAGTACAATATGCAGTTAAAAAACTTAGAATCAAAATCTAAGTCAGATAACGAAAACATGAAAGAAAATCGTAAAGATAATAGAACTAAAATTCAAGCAACTCAACAAAGCGAAATGATTGAGCAAAGAAACAATGACGCTGGTGCTAAAAACTTTGAAGCAACAAGTGATAGTATAGATAGTGGCATGGAATTACAGCCTATATCTTTTGATTAAAATTATTAATTATTATATTATATTATGGAAGAAAACGTAGAAAACGTAGTTGAAGAAACTACACAAGCAACTGAACAACCAGTTGAAGAAACTAAAAAACCAAA